CCGAAGCCTATTTCCGATTCCAATTGATGAGACATTTTCAATTTGGACCTTCTAATGAATATAGCCACTCTGTTGGAATGGATTTGGGAATACAACAGATATCTTAAAAAAGCAAACAAAATAATTAACAACCCTTAATAAAACATAGGACCCATCGAAGAACTCCCGTTTTTAACCCATGTTATTTCTAAAGTATTTGGACGAATGGGCCACCCACCATATGTTCCTGGCCAATAAGTAGGATACACAGGGTATGGTACATATTGAATCTCCTTTTTAACTTCCTTCTTTTCTTCTTGCACCAGCTCAATTGAAATGGGGCTTTTAAAAGAAGCAATCACATCCCCAGGAACTTCTCTATGAAAATGGACAATATCTAACGTTCCATTATCGTAACGATAACCATTTGCCTCAATCCAATGAACATTGTTAGCACTATCAATAACTTTATACATTGCTACCTCCCCTTTCGTACAGATGAATAAAAAGCCCATCCATGGGCTCCTGATTTTTTAGGACTGTTTACTTCTGCTAAAACTTTATTACAACAAGTACATTTAGGCAAATTTTCATAAGCATCACATGCCTCTATTATATTTTTACAAGCAGTTCTTATACAACGGTGTAAACCTAAAGACACTGTTAAAGAATCCCCTTTTCATACATATCAAATTGGTGTAGGAAAAGCTTTTTCATTTCCTTTACATCCATTAATTCCTTTATAAAACGTTCGTGTGTAGTAGCTTTACCCATGGCCATTATTTCTCCTTTTCAAATTTAACTAAGGTGTCCTCATAATCAACCCAGTCCACACCCAATTCATGTGCCATAGTTCTTTCTATATTTGTAGCTACAAAATGCTCTTTAACATAGGGCGCATTTTTATCATCTCCAGGCTCATCGTCTTCAGTATGCTTACCTTCTAGACGATCTTTTTCATATTGAATATCAAAAGCATCAATATCCTCAATTTTTATACCCCGATCTTTAACTAAAGCCAACTCAACAAACTCGTGTAACAAAACCAAGTAGTTGTACTTCCAATTACCTGTATCAGTAACCCGAAAATGAAGTGAACCCCCCTCTTCCCAATAATCGCCGACGGTTTCATAGCGTTGCTCTTGATGATCTATTGACTGCATTTCAACTTTTTTAAACATTTACATTACCCACCTTGTTGTTGTGTCCCAGGTTGCTGGGCCATTTGTTGCTGCGCCGCTAACTGCTGATTAAATCCCTCGTCCGCTGGGTGATTCGGCGCTTGTAGTTCCGCCTCTACATCGAGTATCTGTTTCTTTATACCACTATTTGTTTCTCCTATTTCCTTTTGCAGTTTAACCAATTCCACCTGCAACTTAATTTGCTCTGTCTTCTGCTTTGCGCCTTCCACCTTCGTCTTCGCCAAGTCTACTTGAGCCTTGGGCGGTATCGGGGCGGGGGGTACAGGAGCTTGTCCCGGACGAGGGGGCATAATATTTTGAGGTATCATGCGCCGTATAACTTCGGCATACTCATCAGCCCCAGGAAAGTCACAATTTTTCAGAATAAAATACTTATCCACGGGGCTCATATTACGGGCCATAGCCAACTTAACCATATTATCTACTGCCTCTGCCCGTTGAGTAGCAAAGGAAGGCCCTGAAGATATAACTACATCATACTTCCCTACTGTAATATCATTAAAGGCCGTTGTATCAGTACCTTCCTTTTTAATTGTGTTCTGCAGCTTGTTAATATCCATTCCACTAAACTTCTGCGGGTTGCCCTGCATCATACCCAAGGCACTCCCCGTTGTTGTATTAATCGGCACAAAAGATTCAGTGCCATCTAAATTACGCAAACGAGCATCCCGTTCTGTATCATAAATAGAAGGTATCAAATCATTAATAATCTTCCCACAATGAGCTATGGCCTGATTCATTTTGTCAGGGTAAATAAAAGTAGCCGTATCTCCTGGCATTTGACGGGCTGTGATTGCCTTCCCGGAAACATCCCGCAAGTTTTCTTGAGAAGTGTCCCCCACATCGGCATTGTACATACCAATGGCGTTCTTTATATTTTGTTCAGCACGCCCTATTTCTGTAAATATGGCCATGGGTGCTTGACCCACCCCTTGACGAATAGGAGTTGCATTTGGATTACTCGGGTCTATATTATAAAGCAGCACGGGGTTATTATCTTCATTTGCACTTAAGTAATCTGTTTCATAGCCTTCAATCTGTTTAGCTGTAGCTAACCAAGGCGCTTTAGGTGCCAATGCAACTGTTTCACAAGCAGAGGAATGCCAATAATTCAAAAGTCTCTGTGGATCTTTGGCATCCCGAATCAACCCCTTTATGTACTTCTTACCATCAATTATTGTTTCTTCCCCGGTAACTAAAATTATGGGAATGTACCTACCAGCCCAATCCTTTTGATCTAATATCTTAGTTGCTGTTATCTTAGCCCACTTAATGTGGGGTATACGAACTTTACGTTCCTTCAGTATAGTGGGGGCAGCGGCTGCACCAATACCACCTTCTGGGTTATCTTTAGCTACGGATTTAAAAGCGCGTTTTGCACCAGCTATAAATTCCTCGGCTTTACTTTTTTCTAAAGACTGCCCATCTGACAAAAAGCACATTTGCTTATCTTCATACTCCGTATAAAAATACTCTGCCACTGTCACATTGTCTCTATCCCACCAATGCTCACTTAATGTTCCTGTTGCGGGGGTGTCATTTAAATCACCCCCTGGCACAAAGCCCTTACCATATTCTTCTTCAAAATCAGCACGACTCAACTTTGTAGTAATAAAGCCCCACTCAGCATCCCCATAATTAGGGTCCTTCGCCGCTGGGTCCATAAACACCGTAAATGGATTTAATATACGTTCAAGGTAAATCTCTTGCAAGAAGGGGTTCTCATCATCTTCAATATACCTAGTACAAACCCGCCAAGCCCCATAACCACAATCAACCAACATCTTACCTGCGTGGTCATATATAGCTTCTGCATTTGATAGGTATTCCACATTATAAATAATTCCCTCACGTATTCTAGCTAATTGAATGTCTGCCTTTGAATCTACAGGGTGTACTTTAATGTGAACTTTATTCTTTCGCATCTCACCGCAAACCTGCTTACTATACTTGGGCAAAACATTTATTTGCAAAGTAGGCCGACCACGAGTCTTACGGCGTTGCTTTTCACCTTGGTCCCATTGGTCCCCATTTAAGAAACGTAAATCTTCAAGAGCCAACACGCGGTTGTGTGAATCATTACGAATAGCTTTATCAAGTCGTTCCATAGCCTGCTTTAAAAACTTGTCTTCAGCAACCTTTTCTTTATCTGTCCGCTTATCTTCGCTAAGTGTTTCACTCATCTTCTTCCTCTTCTTCCTCTACAATTTCATCATCACACTCATCTATTTCAGGAGCTATAATATCAGGTCGTTCTTCATCTGAAAATAATTCCACATTGATAGCGGTTATACGTTCCATACGCTCAAATCGTTCGTGATAATTAGGCATGTCCCACCGGGCCCTCAACATTCAAGTTGGGTATGACCTCCATTATATCGACAAAATCTAAATTAGTTTGTTGCACAGCACTAAGTATAGCAATAGCCCTTGTTACATCAGTGGGTTCCAAATCAAAGTCATCCATATGTTCCTCTAACAAGTAAATTACTTCATCAAAATCCATATTTGACATACACCCTCCCTAACGAATACGTTCATCCATCATAGATGTTACACTTCTACGTTTTTTCTTTGGAGTAAATCCAACAACAAAAGTCCTAAAACTATCACTCGCATGACTACTAGAATCATGTGTTGGCCTATTGCTTAATACTTTCTTTTCCTCATCATACTCAGCATGGTATGCTTCTAAAGCAGTTAAACCCAAAGCACACCGAGTCTTATCAAACCAACAAGTGGGTAATATTGCCCTAGCCCCCTCAATACCACTTAGCACGGCATCTAAATTTCTTGCTTTAGGTACGGGGGTTATTGGGCGTATCCCCAAGTTCTCTAAAAACTCTTTCCTGGTCAACCCTGTCTGTATATCATGCACGGCCACATCATGGGGTAAGTAGTGGTCCCCATAAACATAAGCACCATTATTGCGTTCTTTAAGTACCTTCGCATAATGAGATAAATCTTGCATACAATTTTCATAATAATCTATAAACCGAACCTGCTGATTAATAACCTGAAAGAACCAAATAGCTGTGCTATCATCATATCCAATATCCCAAGCTGTGTGTACTTCATGCCCCGGTATATAGGGCAAGTCACATATCCTTTTTTCATTACGGGCCGTTTCTATTTGAGTGGAATAGTAGGAACCCTGAATATACCCAGAAAAGCTAACAAAGTATTCTTGCTGTATGAGTTCTTCAAACATCCCCTCTGCACGTTCTCTATTTAAATCATCAGGGGTTATTACGGGGGTTCCATCTTCTCGCTTAGTGTCATTAATGGTTAACACTTCCGTATACCAATCAGGGGAAGCCTGCGCCATACGAAAAAGATTGTAGAAGTGATTACGCCCACGGGGTGTACTCACAAACAAAGCCCACCCTTTGTTCTCTGCCAATATGGGACGAATCATATTCCATGCCTTGGGGTCTTGAAGGGCATACTCACTAAAAATACAACCATAAGGAGCTGTACCTACCACACTATCAATATCTTCAGTACCCACTATACGAATGATTGACCCATTAACTAAAGTGACTTTCATTTCTGTATCGTTCTTGTTTGTTATAAACTCTGGTGGGATATGATCTAAAAATCTAACCCCTGTATTTGGATCAATAGCTTCCCATATAGCTTTACGCCCCTGCCTGTACGTTGGAAAGAAATAATAATAAATTGCCCGATGCTGTATGGCTTCCATTATAACTTTGTTCCATGCAGCTTTATCCTTACCTGCACGACGATGCCAAAGGAAAGCACCACGGCTGTAGTATTTGGGAACTTGAGTGAGCATACCTAATTGATAATCCCGAGGAGTAAACTTATACGGAATAGCTATATCCTTAGTAAGAACTTGGTTCATACCTTTTTCTCCATCTTGCCAACATCAGGGTTATTCACCACAATATTAAGTGCCACTTCCCCAGTCTGCTTAACCTTGTCAGTAAACAATTCTAAGTTCTTGCCCAATAACTCATAGGCCCTTAATGCCCCCTGAGCATCAAACCTGTAAACTCCTGTTTCATTCCCATTATCATCTAGCACAGGGACAGCCTGCTTACAGCGCTCACCTATTTCTAAAATACTTTGCAAAACTTGTTCTGCATTTATATTAAGCTTACTTTGAATTTTACTCAGCTTCCATTTTAAATATGCTTGGACTTTAGGTTCATTAATTAAACAACTGGCTTGGACTTGGGCTGTCTTTACCGAATATCCTGCACGAATAGCCGCCTGTGTTTGATTGCGTTTATCATCGGCAAGGTACTCATCACAGAATCGTTGCTGCATAGGAGATAAATCACATTGAGTTAGTATATGGGGTTTCTTTGTAGCACGATCATAATTATTTAGTGTGGGATTGCCCTTGGGGTTTGGTATCCAACTACGCTTGGGTTTTTCTTGAATTGTTTCACGTGAAACAGGGGGATTATCTATAGATACTAATTGGGGGGTTTCTTCTTGAAGGTTATTGGGTTCTTTAAACTCAGTTGTATTGCCTTCCATAGTATCCCCTCATCTTTTAGTAGATAAAGGAATACTATCACTTACTAGGTTTTTTGTAAACTATTTATTTTCCAAGTCTTTAATAATCTGGTCAACTTCTTGAAGCATTTGCTTTGATTTTTGCTCAGGGGTTTCCTCCCACTGCCATTGAATACTTTTATTTAATAGCAGATTGGACTGGAGTATCTTTGTCATTTCCTGGGCCATCAAACTGGGTGTTACTAGTTGGTTTGCCATTTTTACCCTCCTTTAAAAATAACAGGGTAACAATCCCTTTGACCAACTTAAACACTTCAGTATTAGTAAACCATTCCCAGGCTTTATAAAATAAAGATTTCTCGTCATTTAAAACCCTATGGGTAAACTTGGGGCTATCTTTCAATGTTTGTTGAAGTGTTGCTGGCGTTGAAAGTTCTTCACTAGAATATACCTTACAGGCTAAATTAGGCTGAACAATAGCATAGTGTAAATCAAGGGGGTCCTGTTTAATTGGTGTAATCGGCTCAGGAGCCTGCGACACTTTTCGGTTATTAATTAACCCTGTTTGACTGGGCACATAGCCCCAACCTTCTTCTTTAGCCACTTCATCTAGCGTTGGTGGGCCTGTTTGTGTTCTTGGTTGGGATAAAGCTTTCTCATAAACTTCTTTCTCGAAGGCTTCCCTCTGTTTATTTGCTTCATACTGGGCCTGGTATTGTTGTAATTGGGCATTGGCTAAGGCTTGTGCTTGGCTTGTGCCTTCTATACCTTGTTGGTACATACCTTGACCACTAGCTGTATTGGCCGGTTGTATTTGCCATACTACCCCATTATTACTAGATGCACTCCAGGTAGACCCTATGGGTAGGTTGGACATTGCATACATTACATAGTTAGCTGCCAAATTTGGAGAGTACCCACTACCCCCTGTGGTTAAAGTTATACCCATTATTGTCCCAGGCATAGGAGTAAAGGGGTCTGTAGTATCTTTAATGGCCTCTTCTGATAGGTTATGTAAATGCTCAGGAATAATTTCTTCATTTTCTGACATATTAATCTTTGACCTCCCCAGCTTCCCAATGTTCCTCACTACCATAACAACCACTTAAGTGAACACGTAATCATTGTCCTATTATTATTTCTATCATAATCAACTTTCATCCCCATTTTTAGATGGGGTACAAGTTTATTTGCCTCAATAAGCATAGAATCTAAAACAGTAATGAGTTCGTTATAAGTTAAATTTCCACTAACCCCCAACAAAACCCCGTAGACAGCAAAATTGTCTAACTCATAAAAGGGAGGAGGACCACCCAACTCATGCCAATAGCTTTTTCTTAACTTACTATACACATAAGATTTACTCATTCCATCACATCATCTGGGTGAACATAGTAGGGTAGTACACTGTCGTCAGTTAACCACCACTCCCAACCATTGACTTTATTTAAATACCCTTCACTAGGAGGTTTTCCTACCCAGGGCTGTGTTATAACAACCCCACTGTCATGCTTTGAGTGTTGTTCACTTCTATCTCTAAACAGATTACCTGATTCATCTTTCTCTATGTAGTAAACCCGTACCCTTTTACCGGGTTCTAATATGTGCCCCATATCTTTAAATGGGTCTTCTTTACTGCTTAATGCTTCATCTGCAATTGAATTATAGTAATGGGTTATTATTGTCATAATGCTATATTATACTATTTTATAGCCTATTAACTAATTAAATTTAATCTTAAACGTAAATAAGGCTAAAGTTGTCTGTAATCGCTATAGGGGTTATAGGTTAAGGGTATTATTCAATTGGGGGGGTATGGCCATGGATAATTTCTATGGGGGTTATGCCATAAGTGGGACTTCTAGCCGATGGGAAGTTAAAGGCTTATTAATAAAGGGGAAACTAAGAAAAGGTAAAATGGCTAAAAATGGGCCTGGAGAAAATGGGGGTGGAGAGCTAATATACAAAGGTAAATGGGGGGGGTACCCCCTGGGAAACGCCACGTCTAGGCGATCTAAAGGCGAACAAAGTATAAAAGTTAACATAATAAATATTATACGACCTAACTGTTAGTAACTTGTGGGTAATATGGTGCGCTTGAATACCCTTATAATATAATGATTCAGTGTATATCATGTATACTTTGTCCACCGTGGCGATACAATCAACGGTAAACTGGCCAAACAGTGGCTTGACGCACCTCATTTTGGGGTTAAATGCCCTTTGGCTAGGGGTTAAACCCCATTTGCACGCCCTATAAATGCCCTTTGGCTAGGCCATAAAAACCCCTTGGCCCTTATAAATCAATTGTCAATAGGCCATATAAAACCCCATAATGTAAAGCCCGCTTAATATGAAGTGCCTTTATAAAACCTATATGGGGCATTACAGTTAACCTGGCCTAGGTATAACCGCCCTTGGGTATACATGCCCTTTACTAGCCTTTAATAATAACTAACCTTATAAATAATAACCTTTAATCATTACCTAGCCTATTGTGCCTTGGGGACTATTTGCCCCTTTTTATTTATAACCTGTTTACTAGCTTACTTTGGATTGCCCTTAATTACCCTTGGCTTTGGTTGGATAAAATAAAAATAAATAGTTATAAAATAAACTTGACAATATTATATAGTATGATATACTTAATACATGATAGGGGTCAAATAAAAGCGAGGTTAAATAATAAAATGAGCAACAGTGGGGCAATCAAACAATTGTTAGCAGCAAAACAGGTCATTGAAAAAATTGAACGAACGCGCATTTTGCCCGAACACGAAAGTGACATTTTGAAAAATGCCATTGATATGGCCGTTAATGAATTATTATTAATGATTAATGCACAATAAAATAACTTGTACTTGAGCATAAAAAGTCCGACTATTTATTTAAAGGTTGGCGAACCCAAACCGCAAGGTGCCTATCATGCAAACCCGTATTGAAACTTTTGTACATTATGCCGTTTATAGTGTTATTACCGTTGGGCTTGCCTGGGCGTGGATTTCACTTTGTTTTTGTTTAGGCTAGGCTTAAAAATAAGTTGATTTATTTTTAAGTTATACTTGACAAGTGCCGATAGTTATGATATACTTAATACATGAATA